GCACATAACCGCGAAACTTTCACTTTTTGATAGGTTGGAACCATGACTCTGAGGATAAAGCAAGTGCCGGTGGATTCCCTAACGCATGACCCGAAAAATGCGCGTAAGCACCCTGAGGCTAATTTAAGCGCTATAGCTAAAAGCTTGAGTGAGTTTGGGCAGCGTAAGCCGATTGTTGTGACGGGCGATGGTGTTGTGGTTGCGGGTAACGGTACTTTGCAGGCTGCGCGTGATTTGGGTTGGGACATGATTGCCTCGGTGCAAGTGCCTGATGATTGGTCTGATGAGAAGGTGCAAGCTTTTGCGCTTGCTGACAATCGTGTTGCCGAGTTGGCTGAGTGGGATGCTGTGGCGCTCATGGAGCAGGCGAACGTTTTATCGGGTAAAGGTTTTGCGCTTGAGGATTTTGGTTTTACTGATGAGGATTTGGGCGTGTTTGAGGTGCAAGAGGTTGAGCCGCCTCAACTTGATGCCGGCGGTAAGGGCGACAAGGAACAAATCACTTTCACGTTGCACGCCGAGCAGGCTGAGGTGGTGCGGGCCGCTATTGCGAACGCAAAGCTAAATGAGGAGCTTGATGCGAGCTTGAACGATAACGGCAACGCAAACGCTATTGCTTTGATTTGCGGGCGGTATAACGATGGGCAACTATAAGAACATCGAGTTTGTTTATTGTGACCGGGCTACCGCTAAGCAGGTTTGCGAAACCCGGCACTATATGCGCACATATCCTCAGGGTGCAAAAGTCAACATCGCACTGATGGATTCTGGCCGCCTAGTCGGAATAGTGGTTTTTGGTTATAGCTCGCAGACCGATAAAAAAGTAGCAAAGCTTGCTTATGGTGTTGACCGTTCGCAGTACCTTGAGATGCAGCGGCTTTGGATAAGCGATGAGTATGGCCACAATACTGAGAGTTTTGTTTTGTCGCGCGTGCTTAAGAAATTACAAACCGACCTGAACCTTGAGCTGGTTGTTACGCACGCCGGGGGTTGCAAAGATGATTGCGGAATTGTTTATCAGGCGAGCGGGTGGTTGTATTTTGGCGCGCAGCCGTCAAGTGATTTTTATTTAACTGAGGCCGGGGAGTATAAAAACATCATTGCGCCGATGCGATTTGGCCGGGTTGATGCAAAAAACAAAACTCCGCAGCAGGTTGGTGAGGAGTTGTTTGGGCCGGGGCAAATTATTGATGCCCACCGCTATTTTTACGCCTACCCACTCAATAAGGGTATGCGCCGCAGGTTAACCAAAGAGCAGCTGCCATTTCCGAAAACCTCTGCTATTTTTAGGCGTGACCAAAAATGGGTCGCGCAGGGGGGCTCGGCAGGTGCCGCTCAGACTGGTTCAATTCCGGTAGCCTCCACCACGGCGGGCGCTAATGGCTAGCGCAAAAGACATCATCATCAAGCCGATTGCCGCATCGGATGCAAACCGGGTTGTCAAAAACTTGCACTATTCAAAAAAAGTTGTGCCGAATAGTCAGTTGCACTTTGGTGTTTTTTTAAATGGTGTGTGCGGGGGTGCGATTCAGTTTGGCCCGAGCATGGTTAAAAAAACGATGATGAATTTGGTTGAGGGTACTGAGTGGAACGGTTTTATTGAAATGAACCGTATGGCTTTTGCTGATTGGCTGCCGCGCAATAGTGAGAGCCGAGCCATTGGTTATACGATGCGGTATATACGCAAGCATTATCCGCACATCAAATGGGTTGTAAGTTTCGCTGATGCAACGCAGTGCGGCGACGGAACAATTTACCGGGCCAGCGGTTTTGTGCTAACTGATATTCGTGAAAGCGAGGCGCTGCGCCGCAACCCAGCAAATGGCGAGGTAATGCACGCAATGCAGGCGTATCACTTGATGCTCAAGGAAGAATTCAAAACGTGGGAAATCCTTGAGGGGTATCAATTGCGCTATGTGTATTTCGTTGACCCAGAGTGGCGCACGCGCCTGACAGTTCCTGAATTGCCGTTCAGTGAGATTGAGAAAAGGGGCGCACGGTTGTATCGTGGAGAACGCCCTGGCAGCATCATTGACAATGCGCCTGATTTCCAATCAGGAGAAGGCGGTGCGAATCCGACCCCAGGGCTCGAAACGGTAGGTGCCGCTGATGCCTAATGGCCGCCCACCCAAACCAATTGAGCAGAAACGTATGCTCGGCAACCCCGGCAAACGCGCGCTGCCCGACGAAAACCAAACTATTTTGCTGCCCCAGGTTGAGGCCGCCCCCGAGCCCCCTCGCCCGCTTTTAAAGTATGGGCAGGAACTTTGGGACAGGGTTTGGTCAATGGGCGCAACGTGGGTATCCGCTAAAACCGACATCGAGCTTTTGATGATGACGTGTGAAATGATTGATGAGCGGTGGAACCTTCGGGTAAAGGTTATGCAAAACGATGATGCAAAAATGCGGCGGGGCTTGCGCGAGCTAGACCGGCAAATAGTTTCAAACCTGTCGCTGTTAGGGTTTACGCCCGCAGACAGGTCGCGGTTAGGCGTTGCTGAAGTAAAAGCCCGGTCAAAGCTTGAGGAGCTGTTGGCGCGCTCGGAGCAATCGTGACCTGGCCGCCGCGTTGGCTGACCCACGATGTTGATGATTTAAGCAAGCGGGCGGGTTGGGCAATTGAGTTTATTGAAGCGTATGGGGTTATTACAAAAGATTCCGTTGCGGGCGCTTCGGGCTCACGGTTGCAGCTGCGTGAATGGCAAAAGGATATTATCCGCAACATATATGCAACCAACGAGGATGGGGGGTTTTTGCGGCGGGTTGCTTTGGCCGGCTTGCCTCGAAAAAACGGAAAATCAGCGTTGGCCTCACACCTTGCGGTTTTTGATTTGCTCTTGGGGCCAAAGGGTGGTGAAACTTATTCGGTTGCTGCTACACGCGACCAGGCGCGTATTGTTTTTGGCGAGGCGAAACGTATTATTGAATTTAACGAAGAACTCAGTAACGCAGCGAAGCTATACCGCGATGCGATTGAAATACCAGCCAGCGGGTCGGTGTACCGAGTGCTTTCTGCTGAGGCCGGCGCAGCTGAGGGCTTGAACAGTAGCGCCGTTTGGTTTGATGAACTTCACGCTCAACCGAACCGCAAAATGTTCGACGTAATGAGTTTGTCGATGGCGGCCCGCGGAGACAAATCGCACATGGTCGCAATCACGACAGCTGGGGTGCGCACTGATAGCACTGGCCGGGATTCCGTCTGCTACGACTTATATCAGTACGGTCAAAAGGTTGCACGCGGCGAGGTAGATGACCCGGCTTTTTGGATGGGATGGTGGGAGGCCCCTGAAGAAATGGACCACCGCGACCCTGAAACGTGGAAAATGTCAAACCCTGGTTTTGGCGACCTCAACGCTCACGATGATTTTGAAGCCGCGGTACGCAGAACACCCGAGGCCGAGTTTCGTACAAAACGCACAAACTTTTGGGCCAGTAGCCAAACGGCTTGGTTGCCCGCCGGGGCGTGGGAGGCCGCGGAAAGTGATGTCACGCTATCGCCCGACGACGAGATTATTCTCGGTTTTGATGGTTCGTTTTCTGGCGATGCCAGCGCAATTGTTTTTGCCACTATTCCAAAAGATGAAGACGAGCCGGTTAGGGTTGGCTTAGTTGATGCGTGGGAAAAAGACCCAAACATTCACGATGACCAGTGGCGGGTAAATATCGCGGAGGTTGAGCGGGCGATTTTAGATTTTTGTCAAAAGCACCCAAAGGTGCGCGAGGTTGCTTGCGACCCGTTCCGGTGGCAGCGGTCAATGGAAGTGCTTGAGGATAAGGGCGTGCCGATTGTTGAGTTTCCGTCTACCAGCGCCCGCCGTATGGTGCCAGCAACTCAGAAAGTGCTCGATGCCGTTTTAGACGGCAAACTTAAACACGATGGCAACGGGCTTTTAGCGAGGCACGTTGGCAACGCGGTAACTAAGGTTGACAATTTAGGTTCCCGTATTGTGAAAGACCAACGGAACAGCCCGCGAAAGATTGATGCGGCAGTTGCAATGACCATCGCAGTAGATAGAGCACTTACGGGTAGAATTGAACCCGTAGTGCCACAATTTTTTGTCTAGGGGTTTGATGTCCACGATTATTCAGGTGGCAGGTCTGGCCACAATTGTGACAGGTGTGGCGCTGTTGAGTATTCCAGCCGCCGTGATTACCGCGGGGGTTTTGATGGTGATTGTTGGGGTGGCGTTAAGTGCTTGAACGGTTTTTCTCAAAACGGGCTATCTCGTTCCAAAACATCTTCGAGTCGGGTGATGCGCTTGCGCTTGGGAACCTGTCGTCAACGCATATTAATCAGCAAACTGTTTTCCAGGTCAACGCTGTCTACTCGGCTGTTTCACTAATCTCAAACACTGTTTCAACCTTGCCGGTTGATGTTTTTATCCGACGTGATGGCGCGCGCTTCCCCTTCAGGCCGAAACCGGCGTGGGTTGAGCAGCCTGATGTTGATATTCCGCGGCAGGCTTTTTACTCGCAGCTCATAACATCGCTGCTGCTTGATGGCAACGCTTTTATTCGTATTTTTAGCAACCGGCAGGGGCAGATTGTCAACCTAATGGTTTTAAACCCAACCCAGGTTGAAGTGACCCGTGGGCCTACCGGGCGCTTAGTGTTCCACCTAGATGGTGAGGACAGGCCGCTTACCCAGGAGGAAATTGTTTTTATCCCTGACGTTATGCGGCCTGGAAAGGTGCGGGGAGAAAACCGGGTAAAGGCTTTGCGTGAGAACTTTGGACTTTCGCTTGCGCTTGAAAACTTTGCAAGCACGTTTTTTGGGCAGGGCACCAACATGAATGGTGTTATTGAAGTTGACTCAGATTTGACCGCGGAGCAGGCTGCGCAACTTTCTGAATCGTTTGGCGCTGCCCATCAGGGTTGGCGGCGCGGCCACCGCACGGGTGTTTTGACCGGCGGCGCTACTTTCAAATCAACCCAGATGGAACCCGACAAATCCCAGGCAATTGAGGCACGTCGTTTTGCCGTTGAGGATATTGCCCGTGCTTTTAATATCCCGCCGCATATGCTCGGCATTCCCGGCACGGCAGCTTACGCGAGCGTTGAGGCAAATGGATTGCAATTTATCCAACACACGCTAAGGCCAATCGTACAAAAAATTGAACTGTCTCTTTCGCCGCTTATGGCCCGCAGCCCCGGTGGCGACGAGGCGTTTATTAAGTTCAACCTTGATGGTTTGGCTCGCGCCGACCTACAATCACGAACCCAATCGTATTCCACTGCTTTGCAGGCAGGGTTTATGACCATCAACGATGTGCGCCGCCTTGAGGATTTGCGCCCGGTTGATGATGACGCGGCAAATACTGTTCGGGTGCCGTTGGCAAACGTTGCTATTGACGAGTCGCACGTGGTTTCAGAATCACAGAAAGTCACTATGGCCGCGCAATTGGTTGCAAACGGTTACCGGCCCGACGAGGTGCTTACGGCTTTGGGCTTGCCCGCTATTGGCCACACCGGTTTGCCCTCAGTGCAATTGCAGGCACCACAAAACGTTACGGAGCCAATTGCCGAGGAAGAGTCAGAATAATGCCAATTAACAGTTTTGAGGTCACCCTTTCAAATACAACGCCGGCGCTTATTGTTGCAGCCGACAACATGCCTCAAGATGTTGTCTTGCACAACATGACCAAATCATCAAATGAATATATTTATTTGGCGGGCTCATCTGATGAAGCAGACCTTACGAATAACATTCACATTGACCCAGGCCAAACAATTTATTTAACGATGCGGCCCAGCGATGAACTTTGGGGCCTTTCTGACCCTGATGGCTTGAACGTTGGGGTGCTACGTATTCGGAAGGCCGATTGATGCCTTATTACATTTCCGACAGCGCTGAGGGTTGCGATGGGTGGGCAACGGTAAAAGATGATGGCGAGGTTATGGGTTGCCACATGACCAAAGATGAGGCGATTGCCCAAGCCGTTGCTATCGCGCAGGCTGAGGGTTCTGAGTTTTTGGGTGAGCGCGCACGGGTTGCCGAAGATGTTTATACAACGGAAGAAGAGGCAGCTGACCGCGCCGAGCAGCTTGGCTGCGAAGGCACCCATTCCATGACGCTAGACGGCGACACGGTTTATATGCCTTGCTCCACGCATGGGCGTTATGAAGAAATAACGGGCGGCGATGGCTATCGGAGCGAACACGACCAGGGTGCGTCTACACCCGCGCCCGAGGAAGACCAAATTGAGGGTTCCGATGAAAACGAGCCGGGTTCTGCTTCTGGCCCCGGTGGCGACATCAAACTTTCAGAGCGTACTGAAACGGCTTTGCGCAATAAGGTCAAAGAGCACAACGACGCGATGCAAGAACAGGGCAAGCCTGACTACACTCGCACAACCTATGGTCAGCTCGCCGCGGTTTACCGCCGTGGCGCGGGCGCTTACTCAACCTCACACCGGCCCGGTGTTTCTCGTGGCGCGTGGGCAATGGCACGAGTGAACGCTTATTTGTATTTGCTGCGCAATGGGCGGCCCAAGAATGCAAACTATACGACTGACAATGACCTACTGCCAGAAGACCACCCGCGCTCCACTCGTTCTGAAGAGCAGGGTGAACGCCGCGATGTTGATTTAGCACCGCCGGCCTATATGCGCGCAAGCGCCCGGAGAGGCCTTGAGTGGCATTCTGAGGGGCTGTCAGGTGATGGCCTGGTAGATAGGACGGTGCGCGAGGCGCGGGCGATGGCAGAGGGAAATGTCACCGCGGATAAATGGTCGCGTATTGCCGCGTGGATTGCACGGCACTTGACCGATTTGGACGCGCCGGCTGCGGATTCCGACCACCCCGACTTTCCTTCGCCGGGTGTTGTGGCGATGGCTTTGTGGGGCGGCGGGGCAAATAAGCGGCAGGCAAGACGTGCGATGGAATATGCGCGTGGGGTGGTTGATAGAATTGAGGCCGAAAGTGATGAACGGAGCAACGTGACCGGCAAAGCTAAATCAAAATTGGAAACCCGTCAGATTACCGCCGACCTTGAGGTGCGTGACAACGGTAACGGCATGACCCTTGAGGGGTATGCTGCGCGGTTTAACGAATATTCTGAACCGCTGCCGTTCCGCGAGAAAATTGCGCCGGGTGCTTTCCGTGGCTCGCTGCGTTCCCGCAATGATGTCAAACTATTGTGGAACCACGATTCGTCAATGGTGTTGGGCTCAACCCGTTCGGGCACGTTGAAGTTGTATGAAGACGAAAAGGGTTTGCGGGTGCAAGCTGATTTGCCAGACACTCAGGCGGGCCGCGATGCACGCACTCTGATTCAACGGGGCGACGTAACTGGTTTTAGTTTCGGGTTTACCGTGCCATCAGGGGGCGATTCGTGGAACGACGACGGTTCGGAACGCACTTTGCACGCCGTTAGGCTTTTTGAGGTTTCAACTGGTGTAGCCTTTCCCGCATATCCAACAACAGACGGGACGGCTACTGTGCGTGGATTAGATGCGGTTGCGCAGCGCGCTGAAGTTGATGCTGATGCTTTGGCCGATGCTGTGCTCAAAATTGAAAACGGTGAAGAGATTACAGCTACTGACCGTGACCTTATTGAGGCGGTTTTGCAGGAACTTGCCCCAACAGATGAGCCTGAGGCTGATTCTGAGGATGAGGAAAAAGCGCGGCAACTGTTGCAGCTGAAGAAAAAGAAGCTTCAACTGCTGATGGGTATTTAATGCCTTACGACAAGAAGAAAGGCAGGAAACGCTGATGGCTACTGCTAAGGAAATTGAGTGGGTTATTTTGCGTGTTGCAGGTGACCCGGTAAGCGGTGTGGTGAAACAGTTGGCTCCGATTTGGGCTGAGGAGATTTTGAAACTTGACCAGCCGGAGAAACGGTCTAAGCGGGTTGTTGAACCCGAGGAGACTCGTTGAGCCCGTGGGAGTTTCTGGCGTGGGCTGTTGCGCTGGGTGTGTCGCTGATTGTTGTGGCGCTTGCGATTGCGGTGGTCACTGTGGTTGTGCGGCAGATTCGTAACGGTTCTGTGGGTCAAAAAAAGATTAAAAAAATCTCCTGACAGGGTTGCACTTGGTTGCATACCGGTATACACTGGTATTACCAGCCAAGAAAGGAACCTAAAATGACCAGCTACACCAACAAAATGACACTCAGCGAACTTCCTGAGGCAGTTGAGGTTTACGCTAACTCGGGGTTCGACCCGAACGCGATGCGCCCGCTGATGAACTTGCTTCAGGAGCAAACCGATTACATTCAAAACCGTTTTTGGAGAATGGCCGACTTGGAAAAGCTGAAGCGCCGCTCGCCATTGCACAACAACATTGCCCACTAAATAAAAAATAGAAAGGCCCCGCTGCGGCGGGGCTTTTCTTATCTCATGACACGCCGTTTTGTAAACTGGCAGTAGCGGCTGAGTGTTACCACCGCCGTTAGGTTGAGCGTTATCGCCGCCGTGATATTTATCCAATTGTTTGAGAGGACAAAACCTAATGTCTTTTATTAAGACCCAGGAAGAAGTCCGCGCCAACCTAATCACGCAGGTACGCGACACTATTGATGCGTGTGAGGCTGAAGGCCGTGGACTTTCTGGTGAAGAAAGTGAAAAGATTTCTCGCCTTGAGGACGAAATCCGTAAGGCTGATGAAATGATTGAAACCGCAAAGCGTTCCGAGGAGCGGGCCGCTGAGGTTGCTGAGGCAACCCGTGGTTTTGCGCCGGTTGAGGAGACCCGTGGCGCTGCTGACGTGTTCCGTGCTATGGCGCGGGGCGAGCTGCGTGGCCACAACTTCTCGATGGAACAGCGTACGCTGACCCCTTCGGCTAACACTGTTCCGACTGATTTCCTTGACCGCGTTTACGCGCTGGCCAAGCTTGTCGGGCCCTACCTCGAAACCTCTGAGGTGTTCCAGCGCGACAGTGGTTCCGACCTTCGCATTCCGGTCATGACCGCTTACAGCACCGCAACCGAAAAGGCCGCCGGTGCCGCTCTCGATGAGTCGGACAACACCTACTCGTCAATCAACTTGCAGATGGCAAAGCAAGGCTTCATTGTCAAGCTGGCCAACGAGCTGATTACTGACGCCGGCTTCGACATTGAGGCAAGCGTTGCAGAGAACGCCGGTATTGCTATTGGCGAGCGCGTTAACACTGTCGTACACACTGCGGTTGCCGCCGCTGCTGGTGCTGGTGTGACTGCTGCTTCGGCAACTGCTATCACCGCCGACGAACTCGTGGAGCTCGCGTTTAGTCCTGATGGCATGGTGCGCCGCCTTCCTGGCACCGCGTTCATGTGCAACAAGGACACGCTGGCCCTGATTCGTAAGCTGAAGACGTCTGATGGCGACTACATTCTGAACGTTGTTCAGGGTGGGCCTTCGACCATTCTTGGCTACGAGGTGATTGAGAACCCGAGCGTTGATGGCCCGACCACGGGTAACGACGCCGTGTTCTTCGGACACTGGCCGTCGGTCAAGGTGAGCACGACCGGTCTTGAGACCTCGGTTTCAACCGACGCTTACTTCGCAAACGACATCACCGGTTACCGTTTCACTTACCGCCTCGGCGCTGGTGTGGCCAACGGTGACGACCACATCAAGAAACTGACAATGGCCTAAGCCAATCAGTTTAGGAATGGCCCCTCGGTTTGACCGGGGGGTTATTTCTTTGTCAAAAAACTTTTGGTTGATTGTTGCGG